AGCGCCGCCAGACCGGAGCACGGCCGGACCGGAGCGCCGCCAGACCGGAGCACGGCCGGACCGGAGCGCCGCCAGACCGGAGCACGGCCGGACCGGAGCACGGCCGGACCGGAGCGCCGCCGGCGAGCTCGAGCGCCCGGGCGCGCTAGGCTAGGGGCGAACGGAAACGGGCGCCGGCGCGATTGCGCGGGCGCCCGTGGCCACGCCGCCGGGAAGGCGGCCTAGGCGGCGGCCGTTTGCGCCGCGCGCATCATGGTGCGATCCTCGCATCGGTCAAATCGCGAAGCGGGCGCCATACGAAACCGGACATGTCCCGCTTCGCGGCGCGCCCCTTGGGAGTCAGCGCGACGACAACGCCGCGCGGATCCAGATGGCGCAAATCGTGCGCGTCGCCATCGATCGCTGCCACGCCGCACCACTGGCGCGGCCGCTCGCCGGAAAACACGATGGCCACGTTGTGCCCGGCAGTAAGCAAGCGCAACGCGTCGACGTCGCGCCCGTCCGTGCGGCTGTAGGTCAGGCTGTAGTTCGCGGGAAGCGGCCGCGCGAAGCGGCTGGCGAGTTTTGTGTAGTCCGTGAATTGAACGGACGGGAACGCCGCCATCATGCTCGGATACTCCACGCCGCCGCGCATGACGCGGATGCGTTCCCACACAATATCCGTGGAACCGTTCAACCGGACGCAAAGGCGCAAACCCATGCGCGCGGCTTTGCGCTCGGCGAGCTCGGTTGCGCGGACCATGTCGGCGAGATACGCGGCGCGGTCCGCCATGAAGCGGCGCGCCTTGGCGATGCGGCTGGCGCGCACGGAATTTAGCTCGGCGCCCTTGGCCATGCCGGCTTGGCCACTGTGCCAGCCCAAGCAAAGCGCCTTGCAGCCTTCCGATGCGGCCGGACACAGATTGCCGACGCCGGCTAGGTCCGCCGGCGCCATGTAGTGGATCGCGTTAAGCCAGCCGAAACCCTGCGCCTTGATAGCCTTGGAGTTGTCCATGCTGTAGATGCGATTTTGCATTGTCCTATCCTTCCCGTCGCGGCGCGGTGGATCCGTGCTCGCAAGGCGGGTTGTCACATCATGTTTCGATTATCGCAACGCCTATCAAAGCATGCCGAACCTTGCGAGCTATGCGCGCGCCGCATAGATTCGCGGCATGCCCGCGCCTACCCCGCCGGAAATTATCGATAGCGTGCTGGCCATGTTCGCGACAGGCGTCCCGCTCGCCAAGGCTTGCCGCGAGCATGGGATCACCGAGCCACACGTCTACCAGAAGCTGCGCGATCACCCGAGATGGTCCGCTCGGTGGCCGGCGGCCCGTGAATTGCACGCCGCGGCCCTGGTGGAGCAAGCGGCCGAGCTCGCCGATAGCGACCCGGACCCGGCGCGCGCGCGCAACCGGATGCACGCTCGCCACTGGATGGCCGGCCGCGTCGCCCGCGAACAATGGGGCGACCGCGTCGACGTCGCGGTAGACCAGCGCGTATCGATAACCGCTGCGCTCGAGGCCGCCGAGCTCCGCGCGCGACCTATCCGCGACCTACCGCGCGTCATAGATGCAGAAAGCGCCGATGTATCAGCACTCCCGGCGCTTACAGCAACTGATAACGAATCAGCGGCGAGCGCCGCGGCGCTTCGCCACGCGTTGCCGGACCCGTTCGATTGAAGCGCGCGCGCACGCGCACGCGCGCACGCGCCCGCACGCGCGCACGCGCGCGACCCCAGGGATGGCCTCAAGGCGGCGGAAGACCGGGGTGGGGGCGGGGGGGGGGGCGCGATCGCAAGGCCGCCGGCCGCTCGGCCCACCTGTCGGATTTTTTCCGCGAACCCCCAGAAAACAAATTGAGGTTCCCGCGAAATGGCAAAGCTGAAGTACTCCCCGGCCGAAGAGCAGCAACTCATGGCCCGCATCTGGTCACCCGAAATCCGGGACGACCCGCTGGCGTTCGTGATGTTCGTGTTCCCCTGGGGCCAGAAAGGCACGCCCCTCGAGCATCAGAAGGGCCCTCGGTCGTGGCAGCGCGAGGTGCTGCTGGTGATCAAGCGGAAGATCGCGGAGAACCGGAGACGCCAGATCCACGGCCTGACGTCCGAGATGCTGAAGGACGCGACGGCGTCCGGCCGAGGGATCGGCAAGTCGTCGTTGGTGTCGTGGCTGATCCTCTGGAACATGTCGTGCAACCTGGGCAGCACGACGATCGTCGCCGCGAACACCGAGGCGCAGTTGAAGTCGAGGACGTGGGCCGAGCTCGGCAAGTGGCACACGCTGGCGATCAACAGCCACTGGTTTGATCGGGACACGATGCAACTGCGTCCCGCTGGTTGGTATCGGGACGCCCTGGCACGCGATCTCAAGATCGACCAGGGGTACTACTACGCGCAGGCGCAGCTGTGGACGGAGGAGAACCCGGACGCGTTTGCCGGCGCGCACAACATGGCGGGGATCATGGTGATCTTCGACGAGGCGTCTGGCATCCCGCAGCCGATCTTCAACGTGACGGAGGGGTTCTTCACCGAGCCTGTCCTGCATCGGTACTGGTTTGCGTTCTCCAATCCTCGGCGCAACCAGGGCGCGTTCTTCGAGCTCTTCCACAAGCTGCGGAACTGGTGGAACACGCGCAACATCGACAGCCGGACGGTCGAGGGGACGGACCTGGCGGTCTACCAGAAGATCATCGACCAGCACGGGGAGGATTCGGACGAGGCGCGGGTCGAGGTCCGCGGGCTGTTCCCGTCGCAGGGGGACAAGCAGTTCGTGTCGCGGGATCTGGTGGCTGGGGCGCAGGGCCGAGCGGTGTCGCAGGATGCGTTCGCGCCGTTGGCCATGGGCGTGGACGTGGCGCGGTTCGGGGATGACCAGTCGGTGATCTACTTCCGCCATGGCCGCGATGCGAAGTCGATGGCGCCGGTCAAGTTCAAGGGGCTGGACACGGTGCAGCTGGTGTCGAGGGTCGCGGAGTTGGCCGATCGGCATCGGCCCGATGGGATCTTCGTGGATGGTGCGGGGGTTGGTGGCGGCGTGGTGGATCAGCTGCGTGCGCGGGGCTACCGGGTGTTCGATGTCCAGGCTGGGGCGAAGGCAGACGACGACGCGAAGTACCAGAACAAGCGGGTGGAGTTGTGGGCGCGGCTGCGGGAGTGGTTGCAGATCGGGTCGATCGTCGACGACCCGCAGCTGGCCGATGATCTGCTGGCGCCCGAGTACGACTTCGACGGAGCGGGCCGCGTGCGGCTCGAGACGAAGGAGAAGATGAAGGGGCGCGGGCTGGCGTCACCTGACGTGGCGGATGCGTTGGCGTTGACGTTCGCTGCGAACCTTGCGCGGAAGGATGGGTCGTCGTCGCGCCGGCGGGTGCGGACGGCTGGGGGTCTGGACTACGCGGTGCTTGGATGATACGTTGCGGCGGGCACAACAAAGTACGGAGATCGTGATGGGTGGGTTGCTTCCGAAAGCGCCATCGCTTCCGCCGCCGCCGCCGGCGCCGACTGGGGACAGTTCTGCTGTTGCCGACGCCGCTCGCCGGGAGCGCGTGGCGCGGTCTGGCGGCCGTGCGTCGACCATCCTGACTGGCGGGATGGGCGACACGTCGTCGGTGACGACCGGCAAAGCCATGTTGCTGGGGCAGTGACGTGGAGCGCGACGTCGCCGCGGAGGTGATCCGCCGCCAGGAGCAGATGGCGGCTTCGCGCGTCAATTTCGACTCCCACTGGGAGGAGATCGCGGAGCGCGTCCTGCCGCGTCAGAAGGGCGCGTTCAACGGGCGGTTCTCGACGACGAACTCGCAGCAGGGCGAGAAGCAGACCGAGAAGATGTACGACGCGACGGCGGCGATCGCACTCGACCGGTTTGCGTCCGTGATGGACTCGATGCTGACGCCGCAGAACTCCAAGTGGCATCGGCTGCGCGCCGACGACGACGCATTGAACCGCGATCCTGAAGTGCTGCGCTGGTTCGACGAGGCGACGAACCTCCTGTTCAAGTACCGCTACGCGCCGCGGGCGGGCTTCGCGACGCAGAACCACGAGCGACTGATGTCGCTGGGTGCGTTCGGCACGGGCTCGGTGTTCGTCGATCGCCTCGAGGGCGGGGGCCTGCGGTATCGCTGCATCTCGCTGGCCGAGCTCTACTTCGCCGAGAACCACCAGGGCATCATCGACACCGCGCATCGCCGGTTCAACTTGACGGCCCGGCAAGCGGTGCAGATGTTCGGGGCGGACAAGCTGCCCGAGCCGATCATCAAGGCGCTGGAGAAGAACCCGGAGCAGGAGTTCGAGTTCATCCACTGCATCAAGCCGCGCGACGACCTGGTGTACGGGCGCAAGGACTACCGCGGGATGCCGTGGGCGTCGATCTACGTCTCGGTGACCGGGAAGCAGGTCGTGCGCGAGGGCGGCTACCGGACGTGGCCGCTGCCTACTGGCCGCTATGTGCAGGCCCCTGGCGAGGTCTACGGGCGTTCGCCGGCTATGCTGGTGCTGCCCAACATCAAGGTTCTGAACGAGCAGAAGAAGACGATGCTCAAGGTTGGGCATCGCGCGGTCGATCCGGTCCTGCTGGCCTATGACGACGGGGTGCTGGACGCGTTCTCGTTGCGCCCGGGCGCCATCAATTTCGGGGGCCTCGACGCGCAGGGGCGCAAGCTGGTGCAGCCTCTGGACATGGCGACGTCGGCGCTGCCTGCGTTCGACAAGCTGATGGACATGGAGCGCGCGCCGATCAACGACGTGTTCCTCGTGACCCTGTTTCAGATCCTCGTCGAGACGCCGCAGATGACGGCGACCGAGGTGCTGGAGCGGGCGCGCGAGAAGGGTGTCCTGCTGGGGCCGTCGATGTCGCGCCAGCAGTCGGAGTATCTCGGCCCGCTGATCGAGCGCGAGCTCGACCTGCTGGTCGCCGATGGGATCCTGCCGCCGATGCCGGCGGCGCTGCGCGAGGCCGACGGCGAGTACTCGATCGTCTACGAGTCGCCCCTGGCGCGCACGATGCGCTACGAGGAGTTGACGGGCTTCAACCGGCTCCTCGAGCAGGCGGCGACCTACGCCAACGCAACGACGGACCCGCGCATCCTCGACTGGTTCAACTTCGACGAGGCGATCCCTGCGGCGGCCGAGATCCAGGGTGTGCCGATGCGGTGGATCAACACGATGTCCGAGGTCGAGCGCATTCGCGCGGGCCGCCAGCAGCAGCAGGAGGTCGCCCAGATGACGGCGGCGGCGCCTGGGGCGGCGGCTCTGATCAAGGCGGTGAACGCCGGGCAGCGTCCTAGCCGATGACGTTGCGCGACCTCTTGGTGCGCCGGCATCAGGACTACGTCCAGACCTTCAAAGGCCCCGTCCCCGAGCGCGTGTTGGCGGATCTGGCTCGGTTCTGCCGCGCGGGGGAGTCGACATTCCACCCGGACCCGCGCGTTCACGCCGTCCTTGAGGGGCGGCGCGAGGTGTGGCTGCGGGTCCAGAAGTACCTGCGGCTGTCCGCGGCGGATGTCGATCGGCTGGTGAAAAGTGAGGCCGCTGGTCGGGGGGAGACCAGCGGCCTCTGAGGTGGCCGGGGCGTTACGTCCGGCATCAGGGAGGACACGCCATGTGCTGTCGACCAACCGGGGCGACAACGATGCGATAATCGCAAACCAATGAGAGGTTGTCAATGACCGAATCGAACGCCCCCGCCGATGGCGGACAAGGCGGCGCGCCTGCCGCCGGCAACTGGATCGAGGCGATCCCCGACGCAGACCTCAAGGGGTGGGCGCAGAACAAGGGCTTCAAGGAACCGACCGACGCCCTGAACTCGTACCGCAACCTCGAGAAGCTGATGGGTGCGGACAAGGCGGGGCGGACTGTGGTCGTGCCGGCGAAGTGGGACGATGCGGCCGAGGTCGGCGCGTTCTACGAGAAGCTGGGGCGGCCCAAGGATCCTGGCGGCTACGCGATGCCCAAGGAGGGCGTCGACGCCGATATGGCGAAGTGGGCGCAGTCGACGTTCCACGAGGCCGGGCTGACGCCGCGGCAGGCCGAGCTCGTCATCGGCAAGTGGCAGGAGATGATCGGCGGCAAGGCCTCGGCCACGCAGGAGGCCTACAAGGCGCGCGTGGCGCAGGAAGCCGAGGCGCTGAAGAGCGAGTGGGGCGCGGCCTACGACGATCGGTTGGCGCGCGCGAAGTCGGCGGCGAAGACCTTCGGCGTCGATGCCGACACCGTGGACAAGCTCGAGAACGCCTTGGGCTTCGGCGGGCTGATGAAGTTCTTCGCCGAGATCGGCTCCCGGATCGGCGAAGACAGCATGGTCAACGGGTCCGGGTCGCAGTCCTTCAACGGCGCCATGACGCCGGATCAGGCGCGCTCGGAGATCCAGCGTCTGCGCGGCGACAGCGAGTTCGTCCGGCGCTACGTCGCCGGCGACGCCGAGTCCCGGCTCAAGATGGAGCGGCTCCATCGCTGGGCGTTCGGTGAAGGACCGGTGGCTTGACAAACGCGCAACACGATGAGAGGATCGCAATGAACCCGGAGCAGATCCGGCTGGAGTGCCTGAAACTCGTCAACCGGCACGATTGGCCCCCCGACATGGTGGTCGAACGAGCCAAGGTCTTCGAGCGGTACGTCCAGGACAGCCAGGCGCCGGCGAAAGCCGGTCGCCCGACAAAGGCGAACAACCCTCTGGCATGAGGGCCGCCGGACAGCCGGGAAAGACCGGCACCCTGCCCGGGTAGGGCATGAAGACGGCCCCCGTCTGGGACAAGCCCTTCGGAAACGAAGTGTCCAACCCCAACGAGGATCATCCTCATGTCCATCAATCTCCCGACGTTCTACGTCCAGCAGTTCGCGACCAACATCAGCCTTCTGCTCCAGCAGAAGGGCTCCGTTCTCCGCAACGCGGTGACCGTGGGTTCCTATGTCGGCAAGCAGGCGTCTCCGGTCGAGCAGATCGGCGCAGTCAACATGCAGCCGGTCACGTCGCGCTTCGCCCCGATGGGCCGCGTGGACGCCCCGACCGATCGTCGGTGGGTGTTCCCCAGCGACTTCGACCTGCCGCAGCTGATCGACAACTTCGACAAGCTCCGCATGCTGGTCGACCCTGCGTCGTCCTATGTCCAGAACGCAGTCTACGCGGCTGGCCGCCAGATGGACGACCTCATCATCTCGGCCTTCTTCGGTGCGGCGCAGACGGGCGAAACCGGCGCGACGGCGACGAGCTTCGGCACTGCGCTCACCACGGCCGGCACGCCTGGCAACAACGTCGCGGTGGCCCGCGGCGCCGCTGCGGCGACGGGTCTGACGGTGGCGAAGCTTCGCGAGGCGAAGCGTCGGCTCCTCCAGAACCTCGTCGATCCGTCCGAGGCGATGTACGCGATCATCACCTCGCGGCAGCACGACGATCTGCTGGCCGAGGCTCAGGTGATCTCGACCGACTTCAACGATCGCCCTGTGCTGGTCGACGGCATGGTGACCCGTTTCCTCGGGATCAATTTCATCCTGTGCGAACGGCTCCAGAACGGTACGGACGACGCGTCGGCGACGTCGCGGGCCATCCCGGTGTTCGTCAAGAGCGGGATGCACCTCGGCATGTGGAACGACATCACGACCGACATCACGCAGCGCAAGGATCTCCAGGGCCTGCCCTGGCAGGCCTACGTCTACATGACCGCCGGTGCTACCCGCATCGAGGAGAACAAGGTGGTCCGCATCTGGGCCCGCGAAGCGTGATCGACCTGATCTGAAAGGAAACCCATTCCATGGCGAACTCCCAGAGCATCACCAACCGCGACTCGACGCCGCGCGTCATCAACAACGCGCGGCTGACGGGCTCGGTTCTCTACTCGGCCACCGAGCGCGTCACCATGGCCACGACCGGCCACGGTGTCGGCACGATCCACCGTCTGTTCGAGCTCCCCTCGAACGCGGTGATCTCGCGCGTGTTCTTCTCGGCCCCGGACATCGGCACCACGACCGCCGCGGATGTCGGCCTCTACCGCACGACCGCCGATGGCGGCGCGGTGGTGGACGCCGACTTCTTCGCGTCGGCGCAGGCGCTGAACGCCGGGCCGTATGAGAACGTCGACATCACCCGTGAGTCGGCGGTGATCACGCCGGCGAACAGGCACCAGGCGATCTGGCAGATCCTTGGCCTCACGGCCGATCCGCAGACCCGCTACGACGTGGCGCTCACGATGACGGGCGCTTCCGACGGCACCGGCTCCGTCGACGTGACCGTCCAGTACACGGTCTGAGGCAACGGAGGAGGGGCCCCGCGCCCCTCCTCCCCATTTGAGAGGGGCTACGCATGGCGACCCGACGCTACATGCTCAACAAGGGCGAGACGTTCACCGGGGTGACCGAAGCGGTCGGCTCGGCGACCGTGACGAAGAACATCGAGCTCACCGTCGATTTCGACGCCCCGGCTGGCCAGACGGTCACCAAGGCCGAGGTGCTGCGCGCCCTCGACCATTTCAAGGAATACATCCTGCGCGGCAACTGGCCGCCGGCCTGATAGGAGGGCCGCATGGCCGTCTACGTCACCGAGCACACGCTCCCGAGGATCTTCACCGGCAATCCTCTGCCGGTGGTCGAGCTCCCGCCGCTGGCGACGCAGAAGCTGACGAACGGCGCGACGTCTGTGCAGTCGAGCGCCTTCAACGCGGCGACCCGCATGATCGGGGTCCACACCGACGCGATCGTCTCGATCGCGGTGGGTGTCAACCCCACGGCGACGACGAGCGACAAGCGCATGGCGGCGGGCATGACGGAGTATTTCTTCGTCGAAGCCGGCCAGCGCATTGCCGTCATCAACAACACCTAATGGTGCGCGCATGATCATCGCTCCTCCCCCCGTCCCTGAGCTCAACACCGTCTCCTCGCTGCTCGCGGTGATCAGCGACCCGGTGCGATCGGCCGAGGCGCTGGCGGGTATGCGCGCGGCGGCCGACGAGTACCGCGCGCTCGCGGCGGCCGCGGAGCAGGATCGTCTGGAAGCCGTTCGCGCGCGAGCCGCAGCGCAGGAGGCCGCCGACGCAGCGGCTCGAGATCGTAATGCCGCCGCGGCGGCCCGCGCTGCGGTTGAGGCGCGCGCGCGCGACCTGGCCGCGCGCGAGAAGGATCTGGAGGCGCGCGAAGCTGTGTTCGCCGAGCAGTCGGCCAAGGCTGCCGACGATCTGAAGCGCCGCGAGGACACGGTCTCGCAGCGTGAGGCGATGGCCGCGAACGCGACTGCCGAGGTCAACGAAACGAAACGTGTCTGCGACGCGCTGATCGCGGAATACAACGAGAAGATCGCCAAGCTCCGCGCGCTGGCGGGGTGACGGATACCGGCGCGCAGATCTGATGTGAGGAACCAATGGCAGCCCTGACGAACTTCGCCGAGAACAAAGTGATCGACGCCATGCCGCGTGGCCAGGCCATCGGCACGCCCGCGACCTGGTACGTCGGCCTGTTCACCGCCGCGCCTGGGGAGGTTGGCGGCGGCACCGAGGTCTCTGGCGGCAGCTACGCGCGCGTCGCGGTGACCGCGGGGCTGACGCAGTGGGCCGGCACGCAGAGCGCCGGCAGCACCGCCGTGTCGAGCGGGACCGGCGGCACGACGTCGAACAACGCCGCGATCACGTTCCCGGCGCCGACAGCGAACTGGGGCGTCGTGACCCACTGGGGGATCTTCGACGCCTCGACCGGCGGCAACCTGTGGATCTACGCCGCGCTCACCACGTCGAAGACCGTCAACAACGGCGACCCGGCCCCGTCGTTTGCCGCCGGCGCGCTCACCTTCCAGATCGACAACTGACATGGCCGATAACGTCGCGATCACCCCAGGCTCGGGCGCGAAAGCGGCCAGCCGCGAGGTCAGCTACAGCGGCGAGACCGCGCAGGTGCAGGTCGTCGGGCTGGCGACCTT